CCCGGATAATGTAATTATTCGATCATCATGGGAGGCCCGTGCATTTGAATTTTTTGACAACAACATCAACGTATTACGTTGGGGTTCAGAAGAAATTGCTATTGATTACATGAAGCCACATCCTGATGGTATGATGCGCCCAGCCCGTTACTTCCCCGACATTTATGTTGAGTACGTTAATAAGGAAGGCACTATAATCAAGGAAGTCTTCGAAATCAAGCCCGAGAAATTCACAAAGAAATCTAGGGCCAGAAATGCAGAAACTAAGATGTTTGAAAATTACCAGTATATCGTCAATATGGCTAAATTCCATGCTGCCGAAGAATGGTGTAAACGAAATGGAATGAAATTCTCAATCCTTTCCGAGAAGAGCATCTTTAGAAACTAAGTATAAATAAACCATAAATAAGGTGTTCAACCAAATGACCAAATCTCTCAATGAAACCGCTGGCGCTGGTGCTATTGGCACAGGCAGCATTGCCGTCAATACAGGCGGACGCGGTGGTGCAGTAAGTTGGAAGGAATTGATGAAGAAGTATCAGGCTAAGAAGAATGTCGGATACAAGCCAGTCAAACCTTTCTCTATAAAGCTTGACGAAGCTTTCGATCTACAGGACGTTTTATCACGTCTAGGTGGTATTGAAGGTAGAGCAACCGATTGGGAAAATTCCCGTGATAATGTTACCTATGGTGTCGAAGACGATGAAGGTAATATTATGAAGGTTACCGTTCGCAAGCCACAGGCTAAAGAATTCGAAGTTTATCTAGCTCAACAGCTTGGTGACCAGCAGCAAGCTTCCCTTTCGGGTGATACAGTTCAGTCAGTTTCTATGGCTGAGTTGCTATTCAATCTAAAGGATAAGTTTGATATCATCGACGTAGATTTCCCTAAGATTCCTACGGACGTTGTATATAATGCCGACAAGGCTAGCACACAAGCTCCTACGGAGCAACCGCAGGGTGGACCTATCAATGATGATCTGGTTTCTGACGATCAAGTAGGCGGTGCCGATGCTGGTATGGGTGATCTTGATGGCGCTGGCGCTCTAGGCGGTGGTGAGGACGATCTTCCTCCTGTAGGTAATAAGGGTGGAGAGATTGATCTAAATGACGTAGAGGCCGAAGATGATATGAGCGCTCCGGGGGCTGATCTTTTAAATGGCGGAAGTAAGGGGGCTGGCGCTGGCTCTGGTGCTGGACTTGACGGTGAAAGTGATGATCTAGGACTCGATAGCGATGCTGAGGGTGTTACTGATTTCACAGAACCGACTGAAAGTGAAGATGATTCCATTCTTAATAAGTTGATCGGTTTAATGAAGGCTCAGGCCGAAGCTGAAACTGCAAAGGCTAACGCCGAAGCTGAAAAGGCCCGTGCCGAACAGGCAGAATCGTCTGCAAGAGCCGCTGATGCTACCATCAGACAGGAAGAAGAAATCGCTCGCATGGAACTAGAAGATGATCGTGTTAAGGAGCAAGAGAAGCGCTCTAAGCAGCTAGCAGACATTGCTAAGTTCCGCGCCAAGCAAAAGGGTGCTGGGCTTGGTCTAAATGAAGCAGACTCAAATGAAACTGCTCAGATGATCCGACGCCAGATGCAATTGCTTCCACAGCAGTGGGCAGTTACTCCACAGGATACTCCTGAACAGGCTAACTATAAGAAGACACAGCGTATCAATGCTATGCGTGAATTGCAAGCTAGACTTCGTATGGCGATAACACGTGAGGCAGAAGCACGTAGGCTAAGGGCTGAGGGTAAGAATGCCAACCCTGACCCGAATGTTCAAAAGGCTCAAAACGCTCAAATGCAAGCAAATCAGCAGGCAGCAAATCAAGGTTCAGCGCAGCAATCCGCATAAGCTGACCGGTTAGTTATACAAAAGGGCCGGACTTCCGGCCCTTTCTCTTAAGGAATATACTATGAAATTTAATACAATTGAAGAAATGATTACTGAAATGCAGCGAATCACTGAGGGTAACATTGCAGACTTTGATATCGACATTCGAGTTCAAAAAATTGTAAATGAATCGTTCGGTCCAAAGCCCAAAGAAGTGTCAGAAAAGCAAGTACAAGTTGCGTCTCTAGGTGGTGACCCGACCGTAACAGTTCAGATTGACGAATCCCTAGATGAAAATGTTCTGTTTGTCAAGTCTTATGAGAGCATTCCTCTGTCGTGTGGTACTGGTAAAATTTCATTCTTAGGTCGTGAGATTTTTGCTAACATTTGCGAAGCAAATGAAGGCGCTCCTACTGTAAATTTAAACATCCGTGAAGGTGATGAAGTTGTAAGTAAAACTTTCAGGTTGAAATTAAACGAGTCCGCTAGCGATAGTAAATATGTAATGATTTTAAACTCAAAGAACTAATATGGCATCTAAATCCCCCTTTATTGTAATCGACAATTTCCTAACTCCGCTAGAATGTGAAAAAGTAGTAGAACGTTCTTTCTTCAATTTCCCCAACGAGGATGCTGACGGAAGGCCCATTAAATCAGTTACACGTAATTATGCAACCGAGGATTTGGTCCTAGAGCGCATGGACGATATCATTGATATGATGGAAGAGTACTATGAGTATGAGCATGGGGGGATTCTTCCTATAGATGTAGAGTATTATCCTGAGAGGTCCGTTCCCGAAGGCACACGCTGCGAGAACGCACTATATAATGGGAAGTGGATGCGAGTGAACGATCATGACTTCACCGCCGTCCTTTTCTTGAAGGATGACAACATGAGTACCAACTTCGATGACTATTACGAAGTCTACGGTGCAAGATTACAGTTCCCTAACTATAATTTTTCATTCCATCCACAACGCGGCCAGCTAGTGATCTTCCCTAGTAGCCAACACTTCCTGAATTCAGTTCTCCCTCCTTCTATAGGTGATCTGTATCAGCTACGTATGCAATTCGTTGGTATGAAGCCACATACTTTTGATCCAACAAAATTCCCCGGTAATCACACAACTTGGTTCAAATGAGTTGTTGTTAATTATAAAAAGTTCCCTATACTTTGCCTCACCAACTAACAAGGAACTTAAACATGATTACTGAACAGACCGAATACACCCTACCGTCCAACCCGAAGGACCGCGCCAAGATCAAGCGTCAGATTGAGGATATCGTCAATCAGATGCATATGAAGGCGGCTATTGATGCTACCATCAAAGAGAAGGAAGCGTCAATGAAGGAAGAACTAGGTGTACCGCCGAAGATCACCAAGCGTCTAGCTAAGGTTCTCTTCAAGGAACAGGTTGATGGTAATGAATTCGACAAGCAGGTAGCCGAGCATGAAACATTCTCAGATACCTTCGAGATTCTATTCCGTGGCGCTCCCGGCCCGGTTGAACAAGAAGACCTAGAGCGTGATGAAGACGCTGACGATCAGGACGAAGATAACGCACCGTTCTAATTAAAGGAAACCTGTAACAAAAATGTATATTAGCGCACAAACAACCAGAAACATGAAACAAGTCATGGTGTGGGAGCGCGTAGAAGAGGGTAGGGTATTGAATTATTACCCTGCCCCTTTTTATTTCTACGTACCACATCACGAAGGTAAGTTCAAGGATATTCACGGTACGCCACTAAAGCGTCTCGACTTTGAAGACTACCAAGAAATGAAAGCGGTTCGTGATCGTTACCGCCTAATGGGCGAGAAGACCTATGAATCCGATATTGCCCTTGACCAGAAGATTCTCGCTGAGAAATACTATGGCAAGAGAGGCACTGTAGACCCCCATATTTCGTTCTTCGATATCGAAGTAGACTATGACCGTGTGCAGGGCTTCGACCCCAAGACTGACCGCTACGCGGCGATCAGCGCTATCTCCCTGTTCCATTTTTGGAGCAGAAAGTCGTACATGCTTCTTCTATCTCCGCATAAGAGTAAGTACGAACCCGGTCCAGAGTGGACCTTGGATATGCTTTCAGAAGATACCAAGTCCAGAGCAGAAATCATTTTCTGTGACAACGAAGCCGAGCTAATCTTGAAGTTCTTTGAGCTAATCGAAGACACCGACATTATCTCTGGATGGAACTCTGAGGGCTTCGACGTACCTTACGTATACGAGCGTTGCATCATGCACTTCGGTAACGAAGGAAAGAAGATGTGGGGCTTTGATGGTGCTAGAGAGCCGTACTACAAGGAAATTGAAGGTAAGTTCGGTCAGAAGGATCAGGTTCTAGAAATCTTCGGACGTGAACACATCGATTACCTACGAGCTTTCCAGAAGTTTGAAATGTCCATGCGACCTTCCTATTCTCTAGAGGCTATCTCCGACGAGATTCTTCCAGAGCTAAAGAAGCTAGACTACGATGGTACTCTATACCAGCTATACCGTGAAAACTTTGAGCGTTTCGTTCAATACGGTATTCGAGATTCGGAATGTCTAGAAGGTTTCGAGGACAAGCTTGGTTATGTCCGTCTAGCCGTCCAGCTAACCCGTGGTTCAACAACTCACTTGAAGAACGTAATGGGTACGTTGAAGGTAGTAGAATGCGCAATCATTAACTACTGCCACAAGGAACTAAACTTCATTGTTCCTGACGCGGTAGAGATTGAGACAACTGGTGAGAAATTCACTGGTGCTGCGGTTCTAAAGCCTAGGGTAGGATTGCATAGCTTCGTCGGTGCAGTCGATATTAACTCGCTATATCCGTCAGCAATTCGTACAGTAAACATCAGTCCAGAAACAATCATTGGTCAGTTCTTCTCTAACCACAAGGCGTTTGAATCAATCATCGCCAAGAGTCAGGAAGAGATTTACCTTCGTTATGAAAATGGTGATGTAGAGAGTAAAACCGGTGCTGAGTGGTATGCCATTCTTCGTGAGAGGAATTGGACTGTCTCAGGCTACGGTACAGTATTCAATCAGCAGACTCGCGGCTTCTTGCCTAACATTCTTGCAGACTGGTACAGCCAGCGTAAGGGTTACCAGAAGAAGGCGAAGGGATTGAAGAAGGAAATGGGCGACCTTGTAAAGGGTAGCGAAGAATACAACAAAATGAAGGTGGAGCAGGAATACTATGACCGCCTACAGTATGTTTACAAGATTCTTCTAAACTCTTCGTATGGTGCGTTAGGAAACAAATTCTTCAAATTCTTCGACGTTCGTTTGGCAGAGTCAACGACTCGTTCAGGTAGAGCAATTCTATTCCACATGGTGGCTAAGGTTGCAGAGCTATTGGACGGTACGTATGCCCCACCGATTCGTACAGTTGATGAAAAGGGTAAGGAAATCTTCCTACCTGCATCAGAATGTACGGTCTACGGAGATACCGACTCCTGTTACTTTGCAACGTATGCTGAAAACTTGGAAGAAGCAATGGCGATCTGTGATGCTGTTGAATCCGAAACTAACGACTCATTCGAGGCGTATTGTAAGGAAGCATTCAACTCCGATCACAATGTAATTGCTGCTGGTCTTGACCTTGTATCTGATCGATGCATTTTCATTAAACCGAAAATGTATATCATGCATCTTGATTGGTTCGATGGTTCCTATGTCGATAAGATGAAGGTCATGGGTCTACAGATCAAGAAGACCACCATTCCTAAGCAGATCGGTACAGATTTGAC